ATATTGTTGGCATAATTAAGATTTCTCCATTCCAAATTCATTTTTACTACTTGATTCTTGCCTCATAGTTACTTTTGCAGTAACATCATCCCCGTCTATGTAAACATTCTTATTTGACATAAATGCAATTTCTAATTTTTTTAATTGAGAAATCACACCATCCATAGATATACTCACACCACCACCACTCATTGATTCAGCTAAACCTGCTGGGTCTTTTGTTGCAATTAAGAAATCGTCTGGATGTGTACTCACAACTTGTCTATCTTGTACAACCCCATCATCAACAGATGGTACTGAAGCTTCAACACTACTCATCTCATCATCAAATGCACCGGCAGCTAAAGCAACACCAGCAGCGATAGCCAATGCACCAAAACCAAGTGTAAGAGCAGAAGTAGTAGTAATTGCTCCAATAGCTACTGCTGCCTGAGCAATTGCCCAACTTATAGCTGAACCTGCAGCTGTAATTAACCCTGGAATAATCGTGGTTATTAATAATGCACCAAATGTTAAGATTGATGGTACAATAGATACTAAAAATGCAGTTGCAATTACACCAACGGTTATTGCGATACCAGTCATCAGAGGCCCAAGTTCTTTCATTTTAGAAACCATACCAGCAAACCCGTCATCTCGTATTGAAGTAACTATTGCTGCTAAATTCTTAAACCCATCAACTGCATAGGTTATTGGTGAAAATGCGAATCTAATAACTGCACCCAATCCTTTAAATATTGGTACTAACACTTTACCAACCAATGTAGCTGCATCAATAACAACACCCACCAATGGTGATAATGCATCTGTAAGTTGAGTTCCTAATGCACCAAATGTATTTTTTAACGCGTCCATTTTAGATTGCATTTCTTGTTGTTGTGCTAATCGTTTTGTCTGTGTCTGTAAATCTTTATCTGTTATTTTACTAATATCTTTACCACTATCTAATAAAGAATTAGCTGCAGCTAATTGTTCTTTTGTTAATTTACCAAATCGTTCTCTGATTCGTTGTTGATTAACGAGAGATGAGAACTCCATGCCAGTTGCAGCAACAAGTGCCTCTTGTTCATATACATTTAATTTGGTAATATCACCAAGTTTCCCAACTTCATCAATTATTGCTTGTTGAGAACCTAATATATCGTTATTTGCTGCAAGATATCTAGCTTGAGATAAGTTTATATTAGTACCAAGTATTGCACTCGCTTCTAATTCGTTACCTATACTACTTTGATAGTCTAACAATCCTCTTGCAACCTTACCAGCTTCTGCAATTGATGTTCCTAAAGCAGCGGCTGCAACAGCTGCCTTGGCAAGTTCTTTAGTAGAACCTCCGAAGAACTGATATGCGACTCCAGAGTTATCTGCCATATCTTTGATAACCTTACCTGGTGCAACACCAGCCATTTTTGCCATTTCAGCAGTCTGTCCAATTAATGCTTGAGATTGTTCAGCAGATAATCCACCTATATTTTGAAATACTTTATTTAGTTTTGCAGCTTCAGCAGTACCAACTCCAAAGTTTTTATTCAATGCAACCATTGAACCAAGAACTGCTTTAGATGGTTGTTCTATACCATCAAATTCATTACTAAAATCTCCAGCTGCCTTAGCTACATCAGATGCAGTTACACCAAGGTGTGCATAAGTTCGAGATACATTTTGTATATTTTTATTTAACTGAACTGTCTGTGAATTTAATAAACCAGTATTATTTCTAAATTCTAAAAATGCAGAATCTAATTCTTTAAATCTATCTAATCCTATCTTGAATAATGCAATTATTGCAGCACCAGCAAGTAACATACCAGCAGAGATACCAATACCAATTCTTCTTAAAAATGTATTTGCAGTTTTTAACCCACCGTCTAATCCACTTGAAAATGATTTAAATACATTCCCTCCTTCTTGACGTGATTTTGTAAATGATTTTGTAAATCCATTCATAAACTGTCTGGAGGTACCATCAATAATTTTTTTAGCTCTTTCTTTAAATGGGTCAAATAATTTTCCTAAAGCATTACCAATGATAGGTATATTCTCTATTTTACTAAAAATACTATCAATATTAGATTTAAACGTGTCTCCATACTCATTAACCGTATCACGAGTTTTATTTAAAATCGATAAATTACTTTGATTTTGTTTTAAGATAGATTGTGCTGCAATTAATTGTATATTTAGTTGTTTAGAAAGTTCGGTATTAGTTCCAAAGTCTTTCTTAGATATATCATTTTTTTGTTTTTTAATATCACCAAGTACTTTCTCAATATCTTCTTGAGATTTTAAACTTTTTATTATTTCAGCTGAAAAGGATGCTTCATATTCTAAGGATTTATTTCTCTTATCTGATTTTTTGGCAATATCATCCATCGACTTACCAATATCACCCAACATAGATTGAGTCATTTTTAGTAAATCATTATATTCTCTTTGTGAATTAGTATCTGCCATTAATTATATCCCCTATATTCATTAATAATCAAATCCTAAGGCTTTTCTGACTTGAGGTGATATTGATTTTTTTATCAATTCTTTATTTCCTCCTGCTTCTTTTTCTATTTTAGTTCGTGCACTATCAATAGCTTTATCAGCTTTTTGTATAGATGATTGTATATCTTTATTATTTTTTAGGGATGATACAACTCCTCGTAAAAAAAGTTTACCTAATATGGATTCTTTTTGGACCCATTTAGCATGTGTTTCTTTAAAAAGTTTTTTATCTTCTTTAGTAATCTTCATAATATTCTCCAATTATACTACTATAAATATACGGTATAAAAAAAGTGAGGAAGTTTTTACTTCCTCACTCTTACGTTTGGTCCTTTAGATGAAGGACTTTGTGATTTTTGTGATTTCTTTACTTCATCACTTTCTTTCTTCTTAGCATCTATTAATTGTTTATAATAGAAGTTTCGTATGTGAATTGGTAATCTATATACTCCTTCTTGAGTGAACCCATTGCCATAATAACAAAGTTCAAAGATTTGTTGATGAAGTGCAACAGAGTGGTTACTCGGAAGGCCAAAAAAATCCTACGCCCATAGGAATCGGGCGTACCTCCATTTCTCCCGTCTGTGGGTCCTCGTACTCGAATTCCATATTTACATCAGGTTGTATTTTCCTAACTTCTTCTCTGAATGCACGAGTATCAATAGTTAAAAATCGATTGTTAATAAAATCTGTGATTGACTTAGTATCAGTCGTACCATCTACTGATGTAATCATATATCGATACCTTGTAGTTAACTCAGAAGAGGTACCTCCTTTAGTCAATCGTTCTAATGCTTTTACATCTGCATCAATTTTCTTCTCATCACCATGAGATAATAATTTATATTCTAAGACAGTTCCTGATTTAGTAGTGAATGTATAATTGTTTTCTCTATTTAATTTATCGAAATCAATTTCCTTAGTTTGAACTTTACCTAAATCTACCGAGATTTCATTTTTCTCTCCTAGTTCACCTTCCATTTGAATTTTATATTGAGAACCATATCCTAAGATACGAGTTGCTAACATTATTGCGTTTTTATCCCCTATCAATATATCATCTACATTGATATTTTTATCTACAATAATAGATTCAAATAACTTATCAAGAACCACCCCCTTTCTAATAAGATTCTGTGAAGCAAGAATTTCTTCTTCTTTAGCAGTCATGTATTTAATCTCAATTTGACCAGATGAGAGGGGATTACCTTCTGGATAACATTTACCTTGAGATGGAAGTGAAATTACTTCCGTTGGAAAATCATAATTTGACATAAACTTTTATTTAATTTGTTTGTATATAAATATATAATTTCAAAAAAATTGAAAAAAAAAGAGTTCTCAACAAGAGAACTCTTTCTGTATAGTAAAATGGAGTATTGTATTAGTATTCTAAAATTGCGTAATCGTATTCAAGAGTAAGAGTGATTTCAGATGGGTCGTTTGAACTCCAATCTAAATCATTAAATACTGCATTCTGAATAAATGCACCTTTAATTTTCCAATTTTCAATTTTATCACCAACTGGTCCTAACATAAAAATATCAATATCTTTTTTGTAGAAATCAGCATAACCATCACGGCCTGTGATTGATTCATGAGAGGTTCTTACCCATTCCATTACTTGTTGTGCTCCACTCGGTACGATTGGGTCATATAAAGTAATATCGATAGGTTGCCAAGTTCCCTTACCTTTCAATTTTCTGTTTACGTTGATGTGGTCAAGTGTTACAGTTTCAAATTGAATTGAAGGTCTGTTAGCTGTTTTGATAAGATATGATTGAATACCATCGATTTCCATGATGAATCTATTCTTCATCTTTGGTTCGAAGTTCGTGTAGAACATATCGTTAAATTCTAATACTTCTGCCATTTTGTTTATTCTCCTATTATACTAATAAATATAGTTTTTTTATTTTTCTAATTATGCGGTGAAACTAGCCCCAGTCGGTAGAATGTTGAAATCAATTACAATGAATTCAGCAGTCTTGGTAGGTTGTAAGTAAATAGCCCCTGCCAAGATGTTTCTATCGATTACATCTGGTGTGTTATTAGATTCATCCATTACTACTCTAAACGAGTATAAACCTTGTCTTTGTTGTATTCCTTCTAAATAAGGATTAACAGTATTCAAGAATTTACCTCTTGTTTGAGCTGTGTTTTGTTCGAATACAAGGTATCTTGATGTAGATGCAATGTACTTCTTCACTTTGATAAGTAATCTTCTTACGTTGATTCTATCAAGTGCAGACGAACGGTCTTGAAGTGTTTTCTGTCCAAATGCCACGATACCTTCTCCAGGGAACTGAGCGATTGGGTTGATTTTTCCTTCATATAATGTATCTCTTTCAGCATGTGTTAATCTGTTCAATACAGAAACTGCTCCTACAACTCCACCTCTATTTAAACCTGCTGGTGCAAACCATTCAGCTGCAACTGCATCGTTAGAAGCATATATTCCTGGCATCAATACTGATGGTGGAACGGTTGTAAGTTTGTTTGTTCTTGAATCGATTGTTTTAACCCATGGGTAGTAAGTACCAACATAGTTAGAATCAACTGCTTGTCCTTGTTCTACTGCTAAATCAATTGAATCGTTATAATCAGTTACATCACCAATGAAGAATGCATCTTCTCTA